AAGAAATATTTGTGTTTACACTGTTTACGCACATTCTCCAGAATTTTTATTTTTTTTTTTTTTCAAGTGGTTTTTGTTGTAAAAAGCGTAAACAGCGTAAACAGGCCCTTATTTATATAGCCCAGTGTGTTTACACCTGTTTACAAAATGACCCAATTGTTTACACCAGTTTTCTATAATTTGCTTGAGAAAATGTCCAAGCTTGCCAAAAAGAGTGTAAACAGCGTAAACAGGTGTAAACAGAACAACGAGGTAAACATGGCTTCGATCAAAAAGAAAATTGAAGAAGAACATGGACGGCAACTAACCAACAGACAGATGACTTTTGCTACACATATTGTGGAGGGTATATACTCTAATGCAGAGTGTGCTCGGAAAGCAGGATACTCTGAAGATGTGGCAAAGAAACAAGCATCGGTATTATTAAACGGTCGGGACTATCCCCATGTTGTGGAGTACATCCAAGAATTGAGGGATGAACGCGAACGTAGATATGGGGTGACCACCATCGGACAGATGGAAAGATTACATACCTTATCTTTGGGAGCCGAGGATGCAGGACAATTTTCTGCGGCAATCAATGCAGAAAAAATCAGGTCAGCTTTGGGTGGGTTGACTATTGATAGACGAGAAACAATCAACACAATCGATCAGTTATCTAGGGATGAAATCACCGCAAGATTGGCGGCTTTGCAGAAACAATATCCACAGGCATTTCAGATCGAAGGTGACTACAAGGATATTACAAATGAGCCGAGGTCAGGAAGCAAACTTTTGGAGCACGATAAAGCAGAACTTGCCGAAGAAGTGCTTCGCCACGAGGATTGAAAACAAACATGGGGGCGGTGTTCCTGATGTTCATTTGGTTTGGGATGGGTTGCCGTTCTGGTTTGAATTGAAAGTAACTAAAGGAAACGCAGTAAAAGTCTCGCCTCATCAAGTTGCTTGGAATATGGCTTATTGGGTACGAGGTGGGTCAAATTTCTTCTTAGTAAAGTGCACCTCTACACGCGATCTAATTTTATTTGACGGTGATCAGGGGACTGATTTGATCAAGGGCGGTGTCTCTGCGGCTCAAGGATCTCGGTTCAAGAATCCTGCGTCTTTGTTCTGCGCCCTGCGCCCTCGTTTAGAGTCTCGTTTGCCTGCGCCCCTGCGCCCTGCGCCTTGATACTTTTATAGTATACATGTTTGCCCAGGAAAAGAAAAGAGGGCCGAAGCCCTCCCTTTAGTGTTCTACTATCGCTATTGATTTTGCTTTGCTCGATCCCTTGCAGAGTTTGCAAGCTGTGCATTGGACCCGACGCCCCGCTTCTTTGGAAGCTGGGCAAAGTGTTTCGTTTTGTTTGTCTAGGTCCAATAGATCCTTAATCACTCGAAAAGTTCGGCGACCCGCTGCCCAATGTTCTTGGGCTTGCTCGTAAGTGTCCGCGGATTGCATACAAATTTCTGGCGACCATGCGCTTTGATGCGTATAGGCCGTCCAAGTATTAGCTTGGCTAAGTAAATTATCCCAAACATATTTCGGAACGGCGGCGGGATCACCATATGTTCCGACCCTTACAAATCGACCGCGCCCCATTTCGGAAGCGTCGCCAGTCTGATAAACCCCGCGCTTGTATGCTTTGTAAACAATCAAGACACCTTGACCTAAGTTAACATAACAGCGACGACCTTTTGCAATCTTGCGCTTTGGGTCGTCGGTCGGTGTACCTCTCATTATGCAATTGCCACAAATAGAAAAGTCTGCGCCTGTCTTTGACGCTTCAAGCGGGTTCAAGTCTTCCCGCAATATGTAAGTTTGAACGACCTTGCCTGTCTTGGTATTTCTATCCGAGTATGTTGCAATAACTACAATTTGCTCGTTATCCAATAGACTAGGTCCCTTGTATATAACAGCGTGTTTCAACGTGTATCCTTTCGTAATAGTTAATAGTCCAAGTATATCATGCCACAAACAAACAACAAGTAAAAAGTTTTTTGTTTAAGTCTGCGAGTTCACTGGTTCTGGGCCTGCGCCCCTGCGAGTTTGTTCATTTCTTTATATACAAAAACCCCCAGGGCCAGGCCCCAGGGGAAAAGGAAAGTGCGCGATAACCCTCGCGCCTGGGTGTTTTATGATAGGCCGTAACCGATAAGCAGTACAGCTGCGAAGGTGGCAAACAATGCCACCCCGCCTAGTATGTCCTCTAGGGTCGAGGTATAATTACCTCGAACCCATTTGATTAGTGTCTCGATACCGTGATACATTTAGTACTCCGATGGTAGCATGTGAACAAAGAATGACCCGTTGCTGCTGGACCAGATCTTTAATTGTGGTAACGGAAAGTCGGTGTATTCGAAGGTTTGTGTCGCGACCACGCCGCCATTACCGTCCTCGATCGAGAGTGTTCCCGTCTTATCTTTTACCGTTAGCGTACTGAAATACATATCAAGGTCGGGTAATTCCCCAAAGTCAATATGCGAGGCTAGAGCGTCGAATAGCCAGTAAGCTTGGAGTTTGTCCGCGACGTACTTTGTCCCGTCGGTAAGCACGGATCTACTTAGCGGCGTCCAGCGGTGGTATGCCTCGGTGCCAGTGAAGTTATTTAAATCGATATCTAACATTTCATTTCCTTTCAAATAATTAATATCATGAGTGTAGCCCGATTGTGGTCGGGCTACAAGTTATTTATTGAAACAATCCAAAGCCATTGTGACCGCATATCATATCTATCTGATATTCTATTTTCTTTGCGGTCGGTTCTTTGTCAAACTCTAGCTCGGTAGGTAAACAGAATTCGTAACAGCTGCACATTCCTATTAAAGCCTTGTGTCCCATGTCTTTGTATTTATGTGCTTGCTTGATCATTTTCTGAATGGGAGAGGTCACGAGAATTGAAGTGTCCTCTCGTAGCGGAATGTATTCAAGGTTCGTGTAGTCTTTACCATCGAAGTAAAGTAGCGCGACACCCGCGCCGCAATAACTGTTATATACTACGTCCCCAGGAACGTCGTTCTCTCTTGGTAGGTCGATTACTTCACATTTTTTCATTAGTCTTTCCTTTCGTAATGGTGGGGAGCCGAAGCTCCCCGATTGATTAAATATTTTCGGCGGCGATTGCGTCGGCTAGTTTTCTTTTGTAACCGCCATCACTAAACTTACCTTTATTCATGGTGGTAACATAGTGCTTGATCATTTCCTGAAATAATTCAGGTTGGTTTGCTTCCCACCATTTTTTGGATGGTGCCCTTTGCGTTGGGAATTCGTCACCTATTTCCGCCCATCCGAGTTTTACCGCTCGTGCTTTAAGCTTTTCGATACGCGTCTCGCGTTCTTTAATCTCTTTGTCTAGAGTGATAAGTTCTCGGAATAGTTTTTCTTTAGGTTCCATTGTCTTTCCTTTCGTAATGTTAAGAGTAACAAACTTGTTACAAGTAACAAGTTAAACACTATCTACAATTAATCAAGTACTAAACAACAAGTAATCTACAAAGTGACCCTACGTCACTTTAGGGGTTACTCTGGCCTAATCTGGCAAGAATTGACCCACAACAAAAAGGGGTACCCCCATATTTTCTAAGGACATCGCGCACATATGCACCTATAGTGTTAGTTCTGTAAAATCATTCGGGGATATCTCCATTGGGCAACAACTAAACAACAACTAGGTTCCCTAGCCCCTCAAAAAATCGCGGGTATATTTTCATTTGGGATTGTTGTATGGTGGCTAAAAAGAGGTTCAAGATGCAAGATCCAAATCGTTTTAGGCAAGTTGCGTCGCAGATGGCGGAGCGTTATGGGGTAGATCCAGAGTTATACGTTCGGTTGATTGAGCGTGAGAGTGGATTTGATCCTATGGCAAAGGGATCTTCTGGAGAGCTTGGGTTGGCACAGGTTATGGCGGACACTGCTCGTAATCCTGGGTTTGGTGTTACGCCGTTACAGGATCGTGCTGATCCCTTTGATAATTTACGTTTTGGTGCTGAGTATCTGGGTGCGTTGGTCAAGTATTACGATGGTGATATGGAAAAGGCATTGATGGCTTACAATGGTGGCGCTGGAAACGTGGACAAGGGTAAGCCGAGTGAAGCGGCGAAGGAGTATGCTTCTTCGATTATTCCACAGGTATCGGATGCTAGGGCGGACAAGGAGCTTGATCGGATGCTTGCGGAGATTCTGGCACCGCCGAAGGTCCCACAGGCTAGGGCCAGGCCTGATTTCAAACGGTTTGGAAAGAGTAGTCGTATGAGTCCATTGAGTGGTGGCGGTGATCCGATGCGTAAAATGATGCAGCAGGCCATGACGCCAGGTGGTATTGAGAGTTTATATCGTAAGACATGATTGAGGATGCGTTACATTTGTGGACGACGGTTGAGCCGTACAGCGGTTTTCCGTGTGCTACGATTGCGTGGAGGTTGATTCCTGCTATAGACAATGATCAGATTAGGTTGTTTTATCGTGATGGTGAGTGTGTTGGATTGATCACTTGGGCGTTTATGACTGAGGAAGAGTTTGAGACTAGGGAATACGATGGTGTTAAAGTTTTCTCTCGTAAAGACGGAGAAATTATGGTTTTTATAGATATGATTGCGCCTTATGGTAGAAATGATGTACTATGGATGTGTAAAGAGATGCGTAAACAGTTTTACACACAGTATCCTGACGTGAAGGATGTGAGGGCGCATAGGGGAAAGCGGGACGGTTCGTTCCCAAACAAAGGAGCATGGCATGAGAACGCTGCTTGAT